GCCCTTTGTCAAGACTACCGCCCACATAGTTGGCTTCGACCGTCAGTACTTCAACTGGCATTTGTTCTTATTTTATAGCGTTTCTTAATATTTTCAATCCTTACCGAATCCATTTTATCTATCAGTTTGCCTTCGCTATTTAATGGCCAAACTTTGTCAATGCTACCCAATGCCTTTGTGCCTACATTACTTGCTGCTATGATGTAAGTTGAAAATCTTGTAATCAACATATCTTCTTGCCTTTTAGCAAAATAGCCCTTGCTGGCATAGTAAAATGCTTCTGGGCTACTTGTGTAATATTCACGCTCTGTCCAACCTAACCAGCCTAATGCTGTTTCATAGTTTTGGCGGATTGCTTCAAGGGCTTTTTTTTTGCTTCTGATGGCGTTTGTTCTTCAATCGTTTGCTTTGCCAAATCAAGAAACTGCTTCCATTCATTCATAGCCTCAAATGCAGCTACAAACTTTTGCATTTCTTCTATTTCTAAGGATGTAATAAACAGACCTGCTTCGCGCCAAGTTGGTAATTCAATACCATCAAAGTAAGCAGATGCTTTCATTGCCCCGTACATTGCTGCTTGATTACTACTGCCGGCTAAGTTTTCCCAATCCACTTTCTTAACATACTCATTCCAGCAGTAGTTGTCAAACCGCAGTTCTTGTTCTTTTATTTTAATAAACATAAAAAGTTTTAATTATGAACCTTCAACAGTACGAACTGGAACACCACTCAATTGCAAAGTACCAGTAAATGTTGCTGCGCCATCATTAGGAGCATCCAAGGTTAAATCACTCAACAAAGTATCTGTGCCAGTGTAGTAGTAATCACCAGCTACTGGAACTTCTGGGCCGAATAACCACGCAACACGGGTATCATTTTCAAAGATGTCGTTTAAATCACCTTCTGAAAGTTTGCCAACTGAAGGATCAAACTGCACTGTACCTTCAAGCGCAATTGTGCGATCTTTAACGCCGTTTATTTTTTCAGTTCCACACTTACTTGACGCATCAATTACGTTCGCTGTACGAGCAAAACTGTTACTTGTAAGACATACAACAAGATCGTAACTTGCACCCGTATTTAGGGTATCAATCAACAATACTAAGTTTTTGCCTTCTGCTGTTCTTTGTGCCATTGCATTTTATTTTTTATAAAGTTAGTAATTTATTAAATGTGAAAAAATTAAATTTCTGCTGACAAATTTTCTGTTTGCCAAAATACCGTAATCAATATCGTTTGAACCGTTCAAAGTTGTTGTAACTATCTGAATGCCATCTGCTTCCAATGTACTTTGCGGCGTTGGCATTATCAATTCTAATATTTGCCCTGCAATATAATTTAACTCCTTTTTATTAACGTATTTGGTTTTCCAAGTGTTTATTGTTATTTGAACCCTTGCATCATGGCCGGTGCAACCTTTGTTGCTGGCATCTGTATCTGATACATCAGTAATTACGATGTACTCTGATGAAAGTAAATCGTCTGGTTCTTCGCCTTCGTACACTTCAACAACTGTTAATAGCTGATTAAACACATTACCTTGTAAGGCTGTGTAATATGCTTTGATTAATGGGTTGTTTATATCTTTCACTACGAGAATATTTTATTAAAATCTGATTGCAATTTAGGTAGATTATCTTTTACAGCTTCATACAAAAACTTTCTTGGCCTTAAGCCTTCTCTTAAAATTTTTAATGCAGTTACATACGCCGCTTCTACTGGTATGTGGCCAGTCTTTCTTGCCCATTCGGTAAGTGATTTAACAAATTCTTCAAAAGTACCACCGCCTTTGCCTTTAAATGTTGCAGCGTATGTGCGCCACTCTTGCGGTAATGTTCCAACATAGGCCGCTGCAAATTTACGAGTGCCAAACTCTTGATAGGCTGCGTAATCAGTTCCAACGGTTATTTTTTCAGTAAATGTTGCATTATCAAATACTGCATTTATTGATGATTTCAATTTGCCTTCATTTGCCGGTGCATCTCGCTTTGCTTGTGTTTCAACATTCTTGCCAAATAATACCAGCGCAATCTTTGCTTTTTTATTTGCATCAGTAGCCAACTTCTGCACATCCTTTATTGTTTTGTCAAACCCTTTTAGCTTTATCGTTATCATGCTGCTGGCGTTGTTTCATCAGTAAATACAAAAGTTGAATCCGCTTGCCCTGCTTCTTGCGCTCTTAATCTGTAGTAATAAGTTTCTTCTGGGAATAGTAAAGTATCACTATAAGATGCCGTTGCACCACTGTAAATCTGTACAAAAGAATCACCACTATCACCTCTTGTTGATTCTAAAATATAATTGTCTGCGCTACCATTCCAAGTTAAATCAATTCTTGATTCATCAAACGCAACTGCTGCAAATGCTGTTGGTGCTGCTGCAATCGTTGGCGTTGATAAGTTTAACACATCAGCAAGCCTACCCAATACCCAAATGCCGTTTTGTAGCAATGGTAATTGCTCAAATCCAGTTAAAGGTTCTGCTTGTCCTAATGTGTTTAAATCTACCATTAATTTATGTATAAAACATTCGCCGTTTCGCCTGCTGCAAATGGTATTAAAAATTCAAATGTTTGCCCTGCTGTAATCTTTACTTCTTTATTTAGTGGGTTCAATGTTCCCGTTGTAATTATATCAAACACAATACCATCTTTACTTACTGAAAACACTTGTTTGCCAGGCAATGCACTAAATGATGTTTCGCCGCCATTAGCTGTAAAAATATACGATCTAATCTGTGGCAAAGGTGGGTTTGAACCCGAACCACCAGTAGAAACTGAATTATCTATCACACTGCATCTTAAAACGCTGTAGTGTTTAAATCCTTCTGTTTTGGATGCAATGCTGTTTATCTTTAAAGTTTTGCCATCGTAGTCAATAGTATAATTAGAACCGATTACCCTACTTGGCGCATACCTAATTGTTATCCTATAATCGTATGTCCAAATCTCTTGGTTATAAGGTGAACTGCTTGAACCAGATCTATCTTCAATTGCTGCAAACATTCGCCATGAACCTATCTCAATAGGATCTAAGCCGCCTTGATCATTTTTAATGGCAGCCCATGCCCTTGCAATAACAATGCGATTTATGTTTACCATACTCTGCGAAGTGGGTTTAAAATCATTTGGGCAATTGGGCCAATATTATCAACTGCTTGCGCTCTGTTATCATACAAATAAAATACAGCGTTCAATAGGGCTGTTTTAAGCTGCTGTGGCAGCACTTCATAGCCTGCTGTATATTCTACAGTCATTCGGTGTAAAGTAGGAGTAATAATCTGCTTAAACTTGCTGCCAGATATCTTTAGTTCAACTTCATTATCTTCATCATCAAAACCAGTTATAAGTTCACTTGTTACCGGCCCCAATGAAAGATAAAAGCCGCCATTGCCGTTATTTATCACAGCGGTAATTTCACGATTCACAAATCCGATGTTTGAGTAATCTTCGCACATTTCACGGGCCGCAGTAATAAGCGATTCAATCAGTTGATCATCATCATCAAAATCTATCTTGCAAAACAGCTTTGTTTCTTCTAATGTTACCGGCTCGGTAAATCCATTGCTTGGCTCAATCCAAGATATGTCTAATTGCTGGTTGTAAGACAAACCAGAACCAGCTAATAAAATCCTATCTTCATTTCTGCGGTAATCCATTGTAACAAATTTAAAAAGCCTGCCCGTTAAAGAGCAGGCTTTTATTTACTAAACAATCAAACAAAACTATGATACGTTACCAAAATCGCCGTAGATGAAGTAGTTATCACCGTAGATAGGGAATGCAACTCTTTCCTCAATTCTTACAGTAACCATGTTCTCGCGAACATTAATACCATCTTCGTAGAAGAATTCAACTCTTGGTGCTTCACGCAAGATGAAGTTTGCACCCATTGCCCAATCACCAACGATGAACTTATCAACTGCGATTGCAGTGCTTCTAAACACTGGAACACCAGCAATGAACATTTGATCACCAACACGGCTAATCAATTCAGTAGGCAAGTTGTACAAACCAGCTACAGAACCAGTTGATTTAGTTAACCAAATTCTGTACCAATCAGCAGGGTTTAACAAGATACCATTTGCCTCTCTGTCGTAACCTTCAAGCTGTGCAACTGCACCAACTAATTGCTCTACATCAATTGTGTAACCGCTGTTTGGAGCAGTAAAGTTACCAGCATCAGTAATACCGCTTAACTGTGGTGAAGTACCAGTACCATTCAACAATTGGTTATCTTCAGCGCGAAGCAACAACTCTGGCAAACGGCTTTGAAGAAAGGTAGTCATACCAGTAACATCATCAAGCATATTGCGAGAAATACGCAACCAACCAGCAATCCACTCGGCTTTAACGCTAACCTCTTGCAAAGCAAGTTCAATCTGTGGCTTTAATGTTGCTTCATTAACTGGAGCAATTGAACCAGAACCAGTAACCTCTTTAACGTAATCAAAGGTAGATTTAGCACCCATGTTACCGCCGGTTAAAAGTTGGCGAATATGCAATTTACGCTTTGGCAATTCAATGATGCCTGGGCGAGAAAAAGCAACTGAAGAACCAGCAGTGCTGAAAGCAGTAGCAAAACTCATATCTTTCATTTCAAAAGATGTAGATTGCCCTTTTTTCAATGTGGTTATTTCGCTTGCTTTCTCGTTAATGTTTTCGCTTAACAATTCAGCAAATGTTTTTGTAGAAGGTGTAGCTGTACCGATGTTGCGATCTGCTTTCACTCTTGCTTGAACAATATCAAGTGCTTTAATTGTTGCTTCTAAACGATCACCGATTGTTTTTAATTCGGCTTCTTTAGCCTCTTTTGCTTCGATAGATGCTGCTTCGATAGCTGCAATCTTTTCATCAAAATTTTTAACTTCATCTGCGCCTTTCAATTCGATGATTGATTTTAGCAAATCAAATGACTTTTGAATGTCGGTAGGTTCTGTAACCTCAAATTCATTGTAAGCCTTTTCAGCTACTTCAATAGCGTTTTTTCTGGCTTTCTTTTCTGCTTCTAATTGAGCAGTAGTTTTCTTTTCCATTGTATAAATTAATTAAGTTGTTTTTAATTTTGTTACCCATCCTTGCCACTTATTCGGATCAGTAGCTTTTGCTGGCTGATTGATTTTCATATCAAGTATGTATTGTGAAAGTTGCTTACTATGCAACAATAACATTTCAATTGTTTCATCTGTAGCAGTAGAATCTTTACAAAACTTTTCTATTGCTATTTGCTGAGAAATAATGTTATCAATATTTACAGCACCTTTCAAACCAGTTAAAGGAGTCATAGGATTCGCACCCCAAGCCGTCAAACTGCTCCCTTCAAATAACTTTGCCTCTGTAATCTCAAACATTCCCTTTGATGGGTTCCTTTGATAGCCGGGAAAATCTTGCAACTGATTGCGCTTTATTGTTTTGTAACCAATGCTATGTTCTGTT